TTATTAAAGCAAGTGCTGGAACTGTTAATGGTTGGTACATATACAATTCAAATGGTTCAGCTAGAAAAGTTGCATTCCATAATATAGCTACAACACCAACAGCTGGTTCAGGAGTGGTAATGTCTTTAGTGATACCACCATTGTCAGCAGCTAACGTTTCACTTCCTGATGGTATAACATTTACAACAGGAATTTCAATAACAACGGTTACAGGCTTAGCTGATTCAAATAGTGATGGTGTTGGCACAAATGATTTAGTAATTAACATATTTTATAAATAACATTATGGCAAACTTACAACCTACAAACGTAATTACTTATCCATTAAATTGGGAAGCAAAATCAATAGAGATAACAGTTAATGCGTTTCCATTATTCCCTCAAACAGTTGAGGTGTTTTGGAAGTTAATTGGAGATTCAAATTCATTCAGTGGCTCTACAACAATACCAAACAGTGTTGTTTCAGAATGGGGAACAGATGATGCTGTAATACAAGCTTATGTATTACAACAATTAGGATTAACAGAACTACCTATAGCTGTTGAAACACCTGTAGTAGTTGAAACACCTATAACAGAAGAACCTATAGTATAATATGGCACTAAAGTATTGGTACGTAGCAGGTAATGGAAGTTCAAACTTCAGTACAGCAGGGGTGTGGTATAATGGGCCTGGAGGCACAGGTGGTGTTACAACTACTCCTTCAAATGCTGACGATGCTATTGTTAATGCTGCTTCAGGTAGCGGCACATTAACTGTTTCAGCTAATGTAACTATTAATAGTTTAAATACTAAGACTTTTACAGGGACATTAGCTGGAAATAGTACAATAAATATTTCTACAACAAGTATCGCTAATAACAATGCTCTTGTATTGCAATTAGGCGGTACGCATAATTACACTGGCACCATAAATTTTACCACATCAATAAACGCAAGTGTTAGTAATTTACTTGTAGATTGTAATGGCATCTTTCATAAAGGGCCTATGATTTTTAACAGCGCTATAGGTGGGTGGGTTGGAGCAAATCTTCTTGATTATTCCCCTATAAGATTAACAGGTGTACTTAATTTAACAGCAGGGTATCTTGATAGTCCTGATTTATATGCGGGAACTCTTAGCACTTCTAACAGTAACACAAGGTCTATTGTAGTTGTAAATCTTTATCTATCAGGTACAGGTTCATTAATTACTCAAACAACACAAACAAATTTATTTTGGCAGATTGATAATGTTTATATTACTAACACAACAGCAACTGCTAAAAGTTTAGGGATAGCAGGGTTAGCTGTTGTTTATAATATATATTTACAAGGTTCAGGGGCAAGTGCTACATCTTTTACATTTACAAGCTCATTAGGAGATTATCCAAATTTAATTATAGAAAAAACAGGAGGAACTTTAGGTTTTGGAACAAGTTACCTAAGAAATCTTACTTTTATAGAAGGCACTACTATTACTTGGGCGGGAGGTTCAACTATAGTAATATATGGAGATGTTACATTATGTAATTCTGTAAATATATCAACAAGTAGCCCTTTAACTTTTGCAGGAGGTGCTATAGGTGTTAATAGTCAAGTTTTAACAACTTTTAATAAAACATTTACGGGAGCATTAATAGTTAATGATACAGGTTATAATGGTACAGTTTTAAAGGTATATGGCAATTATATTTCTACAATTACAGTTACAGCTATAAGTATAATTGCAGCAAGTCAAGTAGAATTTTATAATTCAGTAAGTCTAAATGGTTCAGTAAGTATAAATGGTTCAACTATAGGAAGCTACCCTTATGTTTATTTTTATGGCGGGATAACAACTGCTAATGGATTTATTATGGAAGAAGCTGTAGTTTCTTTAGGCAGCACAACATTGCAGAGTGCACTTACAGTAACATCAGGAGAATTATATTTAATAGAAAATTCTGTATATAATCTTGTAACATTTGTTTCATCTTCCACCACTCGGTATAGATTTATATTTTTAGGTTTAAATACAATTATAAATCTAAGAGGAACTGTTTTAAACACTTGGAATACTTCGGCAGGACTATCTTCAGGCGTTTTACAGCTTGACCCACAAACATCTACAATAAACATTGTTGATGCAACAGGAGCTAATGTTTCTTTTGCAGGTGGAGGATGTGAATTTTATAATTTAAACATAAATAGGGGAAATGTTGTAATTGGAGCTGTTCAAACTACATTTACAGGAAGTAATACTTTTAGAAATTTTAAAGATTCTACTGTAATTCCTGGAGGAAGTCACGTAATACTTTTTGCAAGTGGTAGTACAACAACCATTAAAGATACATTTCAAGTTGGCAATGGTCCTAACAATACTTTTATAGATTCAACAAGTAGTGCTTTTTATTTGCAAAAATTGAATCCAGGATTAGTAATTTGTCCAAAGTTATTTATTCGATATTCAAATGCTTCTCCTGCTAATACTTGGTATGCAATACAGTCATCGGATGCAGGGCTTAATTCAGGTTGGATATTTGATACACCACCAAGAAGATTAGGTTCTCTTGGCGCAGGATAATAATAAATAAATAAATAAATAAATAAATAAAAATGGGACTATTAGTAAGTGCTACGGCAGAAAAAAAGATTTTAATTCAAGGAACAGAAATTGAATTACCAAGCGTTTATGCTCGTTTAGAGTATGGAGCAAGACCAAATGGAGTAACATTGGAAATTGCATCGTATACATACGAGAGTGAAGAAGCCTACAAAAGCGGGGCAAGTATATTATTAACAGATGTGCCAATGTCAAATATAACTGTAGAGTTAGAAGAAGGACAAATGCAAGATTTATCAAGCGCTGAATTGTATTCTAAATTGGAATATGAAACATTAGGGTACACCGTAGATGTAGTAAATTTAAGCTAAATGGATATTCGTAAAATATCAATAGGACCGGATTATAAGAATGGTGCTATGCACTACATTGTAGGTCAAAAAATTCTTGGCGATTCTAATGAAATTCACTTAATTAAGTACAATATTGAAACAAAATCAATATTAATTTACATAATTAACAAAAAAGATGAGGTAGTCTTGTGGAAAGAGTTTACCTTTACAGTTCCAATTTCAATCGAATTTAATATAGATTTTTAATGAAATCACCGTTCTACTTTATAGCAAAGCCTATAAATGGGAAAAGATACGATAACACAAGAGAGATAGGAGGTATTGAATTTATAGTTAGTACCTCTGAAGAAGACCACAAGTTTTCTAATAGATTCGCAGAAGTTATCGAATTACCTGTTGGCTACAATGGTCCTATATCTATAGGAGATACTCTTTTAGTACATCATAATGCATTTAAGTATTATAACGATGTTAGAGGTCGTCAAAGAAGCGGAAAGAGCTTTTTTAGAGATGACTTATTCTTTATAGAAACAGAACAATTCTTTATGTATAAGAAAGGTACTAATTGGTATGCCTACGATAGATATTGTTTTGTTAGACCAATTGCTGCAACTGAATCCTACATTAAGAAACCCTTCTCAGAAGAACCTCTAATGGGGCAGATGGTTTATCCAAATGAATACTTATTAAGTAAAGGAATCAAAAAAGATGACTTTGTTTGTTTTACTCCCGATAGTGAATACGAGTTCACCGTTGATGGAGAGAAACTATATCGTATGTACGACCACCAAATTACGATGAAGCTATGACAACTAAAGAAACAAAACTAAAAATTATTGCTGCCGGTCATAAGGCAGTATTAGAACTTATTAAAGTTGCAGAAGAATCAATCTTAAATCCTGATATGGAAGGAGATGATTTAGCAGCTGATAAACTAAAGAACGCAGCAGCTACAAAGAAGTTAGCTATATTCGATGCTTTCGAGATTCTTAATAGAATAGAAACAGAGAAAGACAATCTTGAGATAGCAGAAAAAGGAGAAAGTAAAACAGATACAAAACAAGGATTTGCAGAAAGAAGGTCAAAATAATATCTATACTGTAGTTAAAGACTATATACCCTCTAACGCTATTACCAAGAAAAATGGTAATAAGTCTTGGCTGTATGGTTATAACGAGCAGTATGATGTTGTAGTAATATCAAAGACTGGTGAGATAGGCGAGATAGTTAATATCTCAGGTCTTTATGTTGCATTACCTAAAGCTCCAAAAGAATGTTATAAAAGAAGCACCTCAAAAATAGAACAACATTGGGAGAGAGAACCAATGCCAAAGCAACTCTCAAGAATACAATCAATCTTTCAATGGAATGAAATGCCTTCTGAATTTAAGAACAGATGGGTAGATTATATTGAGCAAGAGTTTGATTATAGAGAAAAAGGATATTGGTTTATGAATAACGGAGAGCCTACCTATATTACAGGTTCTCACTATATGTATCTACAATGGTCAAGTATTGACGTTGGTTATCCTGATTTTCGTGAAGCAAATAGAATCTATTGGATTTTTTGGGAAGCTTGTAAAGCAGACACAAGAAGTTTTGGAATGATATACCTAAAGATTAGACGTTCAGGATTCTCTTTTATGTCATCATCTGAGTGTGTAAATATAGGTACTCTTGCAAGAGATTCCCGTATTGGGATATTGTCTAAGACAGGAGCCGATGCTAAGAAAATGTTTACCGATAAGGTAGTTCCAATTAATAGTAGATTACCTTTCTTCTTTAAACCTATAATGGACGGTATGGATAAGCCAAAGACAGAGTTGGCTTTCCGTGTACCTGCATCTAAGATTACAAAGAAGAATATGTACGATACTGAGGCTGAAATTATAGAAGGCTTAGATACGTCAATTGACTGGAAGAATACAGAAGACAACTCTTATGATGGGGAAAAGTTATTGTTCTTGGCTCACGATGAAAGCGGTAAGTGGACTAAGCCAAATAACATTAAAGAGAATTGGCGAGTAACTAAAACCTGTCTTCGATTAGGTTCTAAAATCATTGGAAAGTGTATGATGGGTTCAACATCAAATGCATTATCTAAAGGAGGGCAAAACTATAAAGATATGTTTGAGGATTCAGTAGTTACTACTCGTAATGCCAATGGTCAAACTAAAAGTGGTTTATATGCTTTATTTATTCCTATGGAATGGAATATGGAGGGATTTATAGACTTGTATGGTATGCCTGTATTTAAGAAGCCTGAGGACCCTATCAAAGGAGTTGATGGTATGATGATTAAAAATGGAGCTGTTGATTATTGGGAAGCAGAGGTTGATTCGCTTAAAAATGATGCTGATGCGTTAAATGAATTTTATCGTCAGTTTCCAAGAACAGAGTCTCACGCATTTAGAGATGAAAGTAAACAATCTTTATTTAATCTTACAAAGATATATCAACAAATAGACTATAACGACAGTTTAATAAAAGAGCACTACACTACTCGTGGGTCTTTTCATTGGAGAGACGGTATGAAAGATACTGAGGTTGTATTTACTCCTGATTCAAGAGGTAGATTCTTAGTTAGTTGGACACCTGCTAAACACTTACAGAACAACCATTACTTTAAGAACGGAATGCGACATCCCGGTAATGAACACATAGGGTCATTTGGTTGTGACTCGTATGATATATCTGCAGTAGTTGGTGGTAGAGGGTCTAATGGTTCTTTGCACGGGCTTACTAAGTTTAATATGGACGAAGCGCCTTCTAATGAGTTTTTCTTAGAATATATAGCAAGACCACAAACGGCAGAGATATTCTTTGAAGAAGTATTAATGGCTTGTGTATTTTATGGCATGCCTATTTTAATTGAGAACAATAAGCCAAGGTTATTATACCATTTTAAAAATAGAGGTTATAGAGGTTACTT